TGCGTTGCAATCGATATTTTCACTTGTGGAGCGAAAAATCCACGTTCAGTAGCATGGTGGTTGCTTAATTATTTTGATTCTGAAGACTATAATATGAATCAGCTAAATAGATAGGTATAAATAGATAAAAATAGATCGTTTAATGGCGATAACAAGAATATCGAGAGCATTCAAGGATATTAGTCTGTCTTTCAAAAGGCATCCTGTGACTAATGATATTGGGGTGCTTAAAAATGCAGATGCAATTAAAAGGTCTGTTCGTAATCTTGTTCAAACTATTCCAAATGAAAGATTTTTTAATTCAACTATTGGATCTGATGTAAGAGGTTTATTATTTGAAAATGTTCCCGGATTCGTTGATTTTGGTACTGCATCAATAATTGAAAAACAAATTCAAACTTCAATTGAAAATTATGAACCAAGAGTTGACAATCTAGAGGTTAATGTTGATCCTAGACCAGATCAAAATGAATATGAAGTAGTTGTTATCTTTGATATTGTTGGTCAAGATTTTCCCACACAAGAATTTTCATTCATACTTAAAGCAACGAGATAATGCCAGTAACTAAATTCACTAATCTTGACTTTGATCAGATTAAAACACAAATTAAAGAATATTTAAGAGCAAATTCAAACTTTACGGACTTTGATTTTGAAGGATCTAACTTTTCAGTCTTAATTGATACTCTAGCTTACAATACATATATCTCTGCATTTAACTCTAATCTTGTTGTAAACGAATCTTTCTTAGATTCAGCGACGTTGAGAGAAAATGTCGTATCAATGGCAAGAAATATTGGTTACGTACCCCGTTCAAAAACAGCAGCAAGGGCATCAATATCTTTTTCAGTTACTGCGAATACTACAAGTTCTACAATGTCCTTACAACCAGGCCTGGTGTGTGTAGGAAGACAGAATGATTCAGATATAGTGTTTTCGATCTCTGAGGAGATAGTTGCGACTACAACCGTCACAGGTGGGGTTGGAGTTGCAAATTTTGGATCTGCATCTAGTCCAATTGAAGTATTAGAAGGGACATTTTTAACGTCACAATACGTCGTTGACGGGTCTTTAGAGCAACGTTTTATTTTAGATAACGCAAACATCGATTCATCATCTATCGTTGCTTATGTTGGCACTCCGGGTGTTCTGGGTAAACAATATAAGATGATTGATAATATAGTAGGAATTAGTTCAATATCAGATACTTATTTAATACAAGAGATACAAGATGAGAGATATGAACTTTTATTTGGTGACGGTATTTTTGGACGCAAACCTGAAAATGGTGCGGTGATCACAGTTCAATATATTGTTACTTCAGGTTCTGAAGGTAATGGCCCTGAGTTCTTTAATTTTGCAGGTAATTTCTTAGGGGATACTGGTCAAGTAATTACTCCCTCCGTAATTCCAACAATTAATACAATTAATGCAGCGTCTAATGGAGGTGATATTGAGAGTATTGACTCGATAAAGTATTTTGCACCCAGACTATATTCTTCTCAATACAGAGCAGTTACATCAAGAGACTATGAATCAATAATACAAACAATATATCCTAATACTGAGAGTGTGTCTGTTGTAGGTGGTGAGGAAGTTGACCCACCACAGTTTGGTACTGTGTTAATAACAATTAAACCTAAAAATGGTGAATTTGTATCAGATTTCGACAAAACACAAATTCTTACAAAGTTAAAAAGTTATTCACTAACAGGTATCAATCAAAAAATAGTTGACTTGCAAGTTCTTTATGTTGAGGTTGAATCTTTCATCTATTATGATTCGACAAAAGTATCTACTGTTAACGATCTTAAAGCAAAGATTATGACAGCTTTAACAAAATACTCTAATTCTGGAGATGTAAATAAATTTGGTGGTAGATTCAAGTATAGTAAAGTATTAAATGTTGTTGATAATATTGATAGAGCAATCACATCAAATATTACTAGAGTAAAGATAAGAAGAAATTTAAATGCTTTAGTTAATCAATTTGCACAATATGAATTATGTTTTGGCAATCAATTTAACGTAAAACCAGAGGGACTTAATATTAAAAGCACCGGATTCAAAATTTTAGGCACAATTGAAACAGTATTCTTTACGGATATACCAAATGATGATAAATTAACAGGAACAATATCAGTTGTAAGAAAAAATGCAAGTGGTGAAACAATTGTTGTTGTTAAATCTGCTGGAACAGTGGATTATGTTCATGGTGAAATAAACTTATCAACCATAAACATAATATCTACGGATAAACCAAATAATGTAATTGAAGTACAGGCCTTCCCAGAATCAAATGATATCATTGGTTTACAAGATCTGTATCTTGATTTTAACATTCCAAGTAGTCAAATAAATATGGTTAAAGATACAATTACATCAGGTGAGCAAATATCTGGTGTTGGTTATAAAGTAACTTCAAGTTATTCTAACGGAGAATTAACAAGAACATGATCGGAACTGGAATAAACAAGCGTATACAAGTTCAAGATATAATTGATAATCAACTCCCTGAGTTTATTACATCAGAGAGCCCATTAACATCTGATTTTTTAAAACAATACTATGTTTCACAAGAGCATCGTGGTGGAGTTATAGATTTAACAGATAATTTAGACCAATATTTAAAATTAGATAATCTAACACCTGAAGTAATTGTAGGTGTAACGACACTTACATCTGGAATAGGAACATCAGATACAACTGTTACTGTATCATCAACAAAAGGATTTCCTGATAAGCATGGTCTTTTTAAAATTGATGATGAGATTTTTACATATACATCTAAAAGTTCTACAGAGTTTATCGACGTTACTCGTGGATTTTGTGGTATAACTTCTTACACAGATCCCAACAATCTTGGAGAATTAGTATTTTCTACATCTATTGCTGATGCTCACACTGCAACATCATCTGTTGAGAATTTAAGTGTATTGTTTCTTCAAGAATTTTACAAAAAAGTTAAATCATATTTAACCCCTGGCTTAGAGGATACAAAATTAAATACAAACGTTGATATTAGTAATTTTATTAAAGAGTCAAAATCATTATACAAATCTAAAGGAACTGAAGAATCTTTTCGTATTTTATTTAATGTTTTGTACGGGATTTCACCAAAAATTATTGATCTTGAAAATTTACTAATTAAACCATCATCTGCAGAATATCTCAGAAGAGAAGTGATCGTTGCTGAACAAATATCTGGTGATCCAAATAATTTAGTAGGACAAACAATTACTAAATCAACTGATTTAAACACTTCAGGATCTGTATCCGAAGTGGAAATTTTCAGTAGATCTGGTAATTTAGGAATAACAACCTACTACAAACTTAATTTGTTTGTGGGATATGATGAGAGAACAGCGATACAAGGAATTTTCACAATACCCGGAAAGACAAGAATTATTGAAGATGCTCCTGTAAGTTCTGATTTACTAACTGTTGATTCAACAGTTGGTTTTGGCACTACAGGAACTCTTATTTCAAATGGTGTAAATGGTATTAATACCATTACATATGGTGATAAGACTATAAATCAATTTTTAAACTGTACAGGAATTGGAGTCTCTATTCGATCTACCGATGATATTAGAAGTGATGAGTTTATTTTTGGATACGAAAATGGTGATCTTACCAAGAGAGTTGAGTTAAGAATTACTGGAGTTCTGTCTGATTTTGAACTTTTACCTAGTAAAGAATCAAGTGTAACTCTTGAAGGTGAAAAGATAACTGTAAAGAATTTAGGAGAGGAGATACCTAATCCAACACTTGCCAGTGATAGAACAAGAAAAACAGTATTTTTCAATTCTTGGTTGTATAATACTGCAAGTCGATTTAAATTAGAGACTTCAGGAATAACTACATCCTCATCATTTATTACTAAAGCCACACTAGATGAATCTAACTTAAAAAATGGTGATAAAGTTTCATTCTTGGCTAAGGGTTCAACAGTACCAAAATTAACTGGTATTAGCGTTATAAAGGTAGATAGTAGCAATCAAATTGAATTAAATACAAGTTTAACTGTTAATGACAAAGACCATGACTTACAAAGAGAACTAGACAAATCCTTTGGTGCTGCAGGTGTTGATTTAGAATTTGGTGATAATAAAATCACTGCTAATGTGCAAAACACATATAATGACAATGATGAAAATTATTACGTGGCATCATCTTCAATGCCATCATATATTATTGAGAAGACAGTTGTAAAATCTGAATTAGGTGCAAATCCTCAAATAGGTGTTGCTAATAATGCTGGTATAGTAACAGGT